CCTGTCAGAGACGGACGGCACTTACACCTATCAACTGCAGTCTGATCTGTCTAGCGGCAGGCTCCAGGTGCTGGATGAAGAGTGGACGATCCTGGGTGTTTTTCGGCTGTCTCGTATGTCTACGATCACTCCGCTGTTTGAGATGCCGACGTGACCGGCGAGCAGTATCAGCTGGCCGACGAGTACGAGCCGTATTTCACTGATGCGGTTCTTCCGGCGGGTGTCGCACCGTATCTGTGTGATCACGATGCCGATCCGCCGATTTGCCTTTGTGTACACGACTGGCGAATCAGCTGGGGAAACCTGCCTAAGAAGACGGGCCAGCGAGCCACTTACCTTACGGGGGCGTGATGGGTCTGCTTGATACAGGAGCTCGTTATCAGCCGGTGGTTGTTTACAAAGAGCAGATGGTTATCGACTCTGACGGAAACAAGTTCACTAAGCCGTCAACGACGGGCATTAACGCTATCGCGAGGCTGCAGGTTGCTAATCAGTCTGGCACGTCCGCTAGGCGTGCCGAGCAGGACAACGAGGGTTTTGAGTCGGAGAAGGTGTATCGGATGAGGTTCCCTCGTTCCTTCACTAAAGAGCACGGTGTGCTTGGTGCTCAGTCTCAGATCGTGTGGCGCGGTGAGCGTTGGTCTTTGTTTGGTGATGCGACCGAATACGATTCGTCTCCTGCTTTGGCTCGTGTGGACTACACGATCAAGAGGTCTTGATGGCGAAGGTTTACGCGAACGCTAACGGGGCTGCCGCGAAGCATGTGGAGACTCGTAAAGCGGTCAAGCATGAGAACAGGATGGTTGAGGTTAAGGCCACAACTAACTTGGCCCAAGCCAACAGCACTTCGCGTATCACTCTTGAGGGCTATTTCCCAGCTGAGATTGATACTGCCGATAACGGTGTTGACTGTTTCACGATCTTGCATGCGCCTAACGCTATGGCGCTCGAGTTCGGACACGCCCCTTCAGGGTTCTTCGAGGGCACTGACACGAAACCTCCTGCCGCTGAATACATCTTGACGAGGGCCGCTTATGGCGGCTCCACGATCAGCTAGGAGGTCAAATGGTGGGCATGCCTCGCGTGCAAGAGGTGGTCGTTCCCATTTTGAGGGGCGACCCAAGGCTTGCAGGTGTCACCGTATCTACGTGGATTCCCGATATCGATTACAGGGATTTCCCTTTGTTGAACATCAGACGTATCGGCGGGATCAGGAATCCTGCCGCGCCTCTGCTTCATTCTCTTCCGGTGATCGAGTTGACAGCATTCACTAAAACGAATCTGATCGACTGTGAAGAGCTGTATGAGACAGCTCTCGATGTGCTGTACAACGCAGTCCACCGACAGACGCAGACGGATGCAGGATATCTGCAATCGATCTACGAGACGATGGGCTCCACTCAGTTCAGCTCTATGTTCCAAGATTCCTGGCGGGTCCAGGGACTTATCAGGCTCTGCGTCCGCAGACCAAGAATCTAACCGAAAGGTAAGCCAACTATGGCACAGAATGACAACGCCGTTCTTAATGCGGCGGTAGGGTACGTCTACATCGCCCCTGTGGGCACGGCGGCACCCACTCCTGCAGCGCTGAAATTGATCAACCCTGAAACGTTCGGCGCTCAGGTTCAGACTGTTAAGGTCACCGGCTCGCCCACTGGCGGAACGTTCACTTTGACTGTCGGAGGTCAGACGACCGCCGCTATCGCCTACAACGCTTCTGCGTCTGCTGTGAAGGCTGCTGTTGCGGCTTTGAGCACAGTAGGTAGCGGAAACGTTGAGGTTACTGGCACTTCGCTTTCTGACTCTAACGGCTTCGATGTGAGCTGGGCCGGGTCGAATGCTGCTACTTCTCAGACGATCACTGCTACCGCTTCTCTCACGGGAGGAACTTCGCCGGCCGTCACGGTCACTTTGAAGTCCGCTGCGAGCGGGTGGAAGAGCGTCGGCCACACCAGCCGTGGAACTCTTCCTGAGTTCGGTTTCGACGGAGACACCACCGAGGTTCGTGGCTCCTGGCAGAAGAAGAAGCTTCGCGAGATCCAGACTGACGATCCGATCGACTATCTGTCGGTTGTTTTGCATCAGTTCGATGAGGATGCGCTGTCGCTGTACTACGGCCCGAACGCTTCTTCAACTCCCGGTGTGTTCGGTGTTTCGAGTTCTTCGCAGAACGCGAACTCTGAGCAGGCCGGTCTGGTGATCATCCAAGACGGCGATGTCCGCCTTGGCTTCCACTTCCACAAGGCTGCGGTTAAGAGGGATGACGCGATCGAACTTCCGATCGATGATCTCGCTGCTCTGCCTTTGAAGTTCACGTTCCTCGATTACGGCTCCGAGTTGCTGTTCTCGTGGATCAATGAGGATCTCTTCGCGTGACACGTTTGATTGTCGTTGCAGCGGTTGTTGCGGCGGTTCTCACCGGATGTAAGAAAGGCGAGGAGTGGATTCTTCCGAACCAGTCCTCTGCTGATTACATCTCCACTCGATAAGTGACCGGGGGGATGGGTTTCCTTGGCGGGCCTACCCATCCCCCCTCCTCTTTTTTCTTTGGCCTGCCGTCTACTGAAAGGTCCGCTATGTCGAAC